AAAAAAAAAAAAAAAAAAACACGGAAGCCACCATATTTTTGGGGGCTTTCTTAATAAAGGAAAAGAAAAAATGGATTCCGAAAAGTATCAGATTACGAAACTGGAAGATATGGTTTACTGCAAAAAAGGTCTTAGAGGAAAAATTCCGATTCTGGCATACGGCCAGATAGACGGCCGATATTTCTTCATTCTTAATATCGGTGGAGACCACCCAACGGCATATGTCGAAGTGATGCTTCCCGGCGATAAAGTCGGTTATGACGATCTTTGCAATATCCATGTCCATGGTGGAATCACTTTCGGTCCCGATGACTTACATCACGTCACATCGCGTTGCCAGGAAGTCGGCGAAGAAGCAAAAGAAGCTCTTGACCGTAAGTATATCGGATGGGATTACGGCCATTGTGGAGATTTTATGCCATGGGCCCAAGAAAATGAGCTTGAGACTTATGACACAAAGAAATGGAACATCGATGAAATAATGGAAGACGTGGTCAGCGTTGCAGACCAGCTAGAGAAGGCAAAACAAAGGAGATAAAAATTATGGATACTGACAATGTTAAGAAACGTGGAAGATATGAGAAGAAGACTTCCGAACCCGATTTTCTTACTCCCGAGGAAGAAGAGAAGGAAGTAGACCATATTGAGTATGACGTAGATGAGTGGAAGGGGTTCACTGAGCTTAAGTGTCCGTGGGTCATCGTAGTGAGAGAACATTGGAGAGACCACAGGGAAAAAGACCGTTCTCACGATCGCCTTGATGGGACGAATGAGGTAGTCTTTCGGTTCTATACCTTTCAGGAAGCGACCGCGAAGAACTGGTTCCGTCTTATTCCTGATTTCATTGCACGTTCCTATCCGTTTTCTGAAAACTATTATACAGCCACTCTTTATCACCGCCGTGTCCGAGTAGATCTGTTATGCATAAAAGGAGGAAAGAACTATGTCAACCGCCGTCAAGAAGCCGAGAATGAACTTGCTGTCAGACTGGATGGATGTAAACGCGATGTCACCGGAAGAACTGGAGACATTGAACCGACAGCTTTCAAGAACGATAAGCAATAGAGCAAGAAGCCTTAGAGGATTCAAGGGCGAACACGGAAGGTAGATAGGGCAGAAGTCATTAGGATATCGTCAGGCGCTTGAAAAGGGGTGGGTTAAGCCCCGTACGAAGGCGGAAAAGAGGCTTTCTAGGAAGTCCTCAAAGAAAATGTCCTTTGCCAAGAAAGACCGTCTGGAACAGATAAAGACGGTGCGTGAGAAGATTAGCTGGCTCAAGGATCCTTTGAATCTGCGGAGCGGAATAAAGCACGCTATAGCTACTTTGGGTACCGCTGATGAACTTTCTATGCCTTATAGATTGTACGATATGATGGTCGATTTATATCCGTCCATATCCTATGTGGTATCGAAGAACCCGAGAAAAAGATATAACTCCGACTACTGGGTGTCTATGATGGTAGAAATTGTCGATTCTTCTTTTTCCGTCGATGAGATGGTGAATAGGATGAAGGAGGTAGCCGAAAAGGAGTATGAAGACCAAAACAGAGAAGACGAAGAAGATGATTCCTTCCTTTTCGGTGGTCGACAGAAATGAATTGCCTAGGGACATAAAGTCGGAAATGGACAACCTTAGTGAGTGGATCAAGAATATTGCCTCCTATGATGGCATTTACGTAAAGCACAGCAACATAGAATACCTTAATCTACCCTTGTCCTTTGATATCGAAACAAGTTCGTGGCGTGATATAAAGGAAAATCCGAGAGCCACAATGTACGCCTTTGTTGTCGGAGTATACGGAAAAGTATTCGTGGGCAGAACATGGGATGACTTTCTTTCTATGCTGAATGATATAGTTTCATCGTTTTCTTTGGGTAAATTCCGAAAAGCAGTTATTTACGTTCACAATCTCTCCTATGAGTTTCAGTGGATATGCCAGAAGTTCGACTGGGAGAATGTTTTTGCAGTCGAAGAAAGAAGGGTAATAAGAGCGGAAACCAAGTCGGGTATCGTCTTCAAGGATTCCTATGCGCTTTCAGGCTATTCTTTGGAGAAAGTAGGAGAACACTTAAGAAAGTATCCTGTGCAGAAGATGGTAGGGGATCTTGACTATAGTCTTATGAGAAACTCAAAGACCCCTCTTACTCTTAAGGAGTGGAGGTATATCTATCATGACGGACTTGTTGTCATGGCTTATATCATGGAAGAGATTGAGAGTAACCATGATGATATTACTAAGATTCCTCTAACTAAGACTGGTAAGGTACGAAGATATATGCGTAATCAATGTCTCTACGAAAAGCAGTCGGGAAAGCACAATTATAAAAGCCATAAGTACGGAGATTATCGAAGGATTATGAAAAGAGAGATTCTAACAGATGAAGAATATCGAC